CATCACCTACTCGTGGAATGATATTTGGTGGAGCAACTCCCAGTACTCCAACGGTAATTGATAATATACAGTATCTTAATATGGGTTCAAATGGAGATTCGCAAGATTTTGGTGATTTAATTAGAGCAAGAAAATATGCCACATGTCTTTCTAATTCTACAAGAGCTCTCTGTGCTTGTGGATCTGATAGTTCTGGTGCTATTAGTGAGATAGAATATGTAACTATTGCAACAACAGGCAATGCAACTGATTTTGGTGATGCAGTTTATAATTCTTCTACTAATATGAATGGAAGTTGTTCTTCACCAGTAAGAGGAATACTTGCTGGTGCTTATTCTATATCTGCACATATTGAATATGTAACGATACCCACAGAGGGAAAGGGATTAGATTTTGGTGATTTAAACTATCATGGATATTATTGTGGTGGTTGTTCTAACGGTCACGGAGGATTATAATGACAATAATTAGAACCGACACAGTATCAGGAATTGGAACAGAAGGAACAGTCTTCGAGGGAGATATAACTATTGATAGTCTGAATTATATGACCCTACCAAAGGGAACTACTAGTCAGAGATATAGTCTAGAAGGAAGAGATCCAGATTATCATAAGTTAAAGTTACATCTTCCATTAGTTCATCATACTCAATTTGATGATTATTCTCCTGCATCTCCATCAATTACAGCAAATTATGATTCTCATATTTCATCGAAATCTGGAGTATTTGAAAATTCTGCTGCACTCTTTAGTAGACAAGGAGCTAATGATTGGATAGCTATTAGTGATTCCAATGATAATGATCTTGGTAGTGATGACTTTACAATAGAATGTTGGTTTATGTGTGTTGGTGGAGGTACTAATGGTTATCTTGTTCAGAAAGGAACTATCTCTGGCAACTGGTCATATTTTATACAGTTTAGAGAAGCAACAGATTCAATAAATTTCTATGGAACTTCTGATGGAACTAATTTTGATATTGTGAATGGTACATCATTTGGTTCTACGATTTTGCCAAATAAATGGTATCATGTAGCAGTGTGTAGAAGTGGAAATACATTTTCATATTATATAAATGGGAAAAAAGGACCCACTACAGATACAAGTTCTGCATCTTTTAATAATTCAAGTGTTGATCTAAGAATTCCTGAATCAGGGGGATTTGGATCTACTGAAGAGGTATTCCTTCAAGACGTTAGATTATATAAGGGTGTAGCAAAATATAATGAGACTTTTATACCACAGAAATTAGCAGAAGATGGAGCAATTAGATATAATACAGACTCTAATAAGATTGAGTGTTATAATGGCACGAAATGGATGAATATAGCAGTCAGTAGTCCTGATTTAGGTGGTAATGGTGGTCCTGCTGCAAATCCAACAGGTAATTCCGCAGATAAATCTTCAGGTGCTCGTGGTTTATTTCAGGGTGGCGATACTTCTACACCAGCAGGTAATATTATTGATTATATAACTATCTCAACTCAAGGAGATGCAGTAGATTTTGGAGATACTACAGATACACAATATGAGGGAAGTGCAACTTCAAGTAGAACTCGTGGAGTAATAGCATTATCATATACTAATCCTGCTACTGTTGATACAATAGAGTATGTAACGATGGCAACAACAGGCGATGCAGTAGATTTTGGTAATTTATTTTTAGCTAGAAGAACCACTTGTGCTCTTGCATCATCTACTCGTGGTATATTTGCTGGAGGTGGTGCTCCATTAACAAATACAATTGATTATATAACAATTGCATCAACAGGAGATGCAAAAGATTTTGGTGATGCAATTTTTGTTGGAAATTATAGTTGTGCAAACGTAGCTTCACCAACTCGTGGTATCAAAGCTGGTGGTCGAAATCCATCTAGTGTCGTTCAAAATTCAATAGAGTATATTACGACTCCAACATTAGGAGATTCGCAAGATTTTGGTGATTGCACATCTGTTATTATGTTTGCTGCTGGTGTTAGTAATTCAACTCGTGGAATATGGGGTGGCGGTCAGGCTCCTGGTAATACAAATTTAATACAAAAAATACAGATTGCAACATTAGGAAATTCACAAGAATTTGGTGATTTAAGTTTTTCTGCACATAGTAGCGGAGGAGCATCTTCACCAACTCGTGGTTGTTTTGGTGGTGGAAGAACACCAACAAAATTAGATAATATTGAGTATATTGCGATTGCAACAGAAGGAAATGCAGTTGACTTTGGTAATTTAACTGTTGCAAGAGCTAGTGTTGCTGGTTTCTCTAATGCACACGGAGGGTTGTAAAAACCGATCAGGTGTGATATACTAAATAGGAACAGAAATAATTCATTTGATAATAATGTCTGAAAAATCTGCAGCAATTACTGAAATAGAACTATCACCAGGTTCAGAAATATCAGTTGGAACACTTAAATCTGATTTAAAGGTAGTAACCCCTGAATATCAGGGGATGTTAAATCACATAGAAGAAACACTACCTGCAACAAACGCAGCCTGTGATAACTTCTATAAGTCACACTCACAGATGATGACAGTGACATTAGATATTACAGATTTAACACCAGTCAGAAGTATTAAACATACTCTTGCTTCTATTGAAAGAACAAAGAGTGCTCTTGCAGAAGCACAAATCAATATGAAGAAGAATGAAATCAAGATTCGTAAGAAACAGAGAGATATTGATAACTGTGAGGATGATCTAGATCGTGAAGAACTTGCGATTGAGATGATCGAGTTGATGAATAACAATCGTAATATTGAGAACTCTGCAAAGGGTGCGATTCGTAAGATGTCATTCCTGATGACTCAGTATCGTTCTGTATTAGATCATATTGGTAAGGATCATATTACAGAAGAAGATTATGAGAGAGAAGAGAAACGCTATCATGTCATGACTGCATTGAAGCAAGCACTTAACTCTGCAAGACCTCGTGGTGGTGTGATTGATGAAGGTAACTCAATATACCTATTTGATATTGGTGTCAACGTATCACATGCACAGGCAGAGATATTCAACTATCTGAAGATTGAGAATGAAATGATCTCAAAAGGTCAAGCACCATCACATGAGATGACAGTTGAATGGCTTGAGAAGTGTGCAGACAAGTTCCAAGATTGCTCTATTAAATTTGCAGAGAGTCGTGGATTTAAACCACTTGATGAGAAGTCACTTGCACAGGCAGAACAGGTAACTATGTTACCATCAAAAGCAGACGCAGAGTTTGCTAAACTACAGGCATCTACTGAAGAATAATTATGAATTTGCATTTGGTTATTGGTACACCCATGTATGGTGGGATGTGTACCAGTGAATATACACAATCATTATTAAATTTAAGTGAGTCAGCAAATAAATCAGATGTTAAACTGACAACCATTTTTCTTGGTAATGAAAGTTTGATACAACGTGGTAGAAATACTATTGCTCATCATTTTATGAATCTACCTGATGCAACTCATTTGATGTTTATTGATGCGGATATTAAATTCCGTACAGAAGATATAGTTAAGATGATACAGGCAGATAAGTCTCTGATTGTAGGCCCTGTTGCATTGAAAGGATATAATTGGGATGAAATTCGTCAGGCAGCTGTTGCTGGTGAGGATGAGATAGGTAGAACAGGTGGTGTATTTAATATTAATAAACTACCTGACTTTGATATGGTGGATGAGAATACACCATTTGAGATTGAGCACGGTGGCAATGCATTTATGATGATTCGTAGAGATGTGTTTGAAAAAATGCGACCAGTTACTCCCATATATACTAATGGAGGAAGATCTTTACCTGATGGTGTCGAAATACATGATTACTTTCGTGTAGAGATAAATAAAGATACAAACCATTTATTATCTGAAGATTATTTCTTCTGTCATGCTTATAGACAACAAGGTGGAAAAGTCTGGTGTGCTCCTTGGGTAGAAACTGGACATTTCGGTTCACATCTCTTTAATGGTAAATACACTAGGAACAATTAACAACAATGGCATATCCAATCGTTAAATATAGACTTCGTGCAGACGGTAGACAACCAGAATATCTTGCTGGTATAAGTACTGGTTTTCATGGCGAATGTGCTACTAATACTAACGTGGCAGGTAAGATACCTCGTTGGTTATCACCACAAGAGAGTGTATATCTTGGACTAGCTGTTGGTCCAGCAGATCCTGCAGGATTACCGAGTGGTTGTGAAGGGACGATTGATAGTAAGAGCGATTTAACAACTTATATTACTAGTATTAGTGGTAGTTGGACTGTAGATACTGATGTCACAGTTGGTGTAAGTTCATATAAGGAAGTAGGATTAACAACCTGTTTTGATTCTTCAGAAAATCCATCTGCAGCAGGTATTACAACCACAACCATAGGAACCACTACTACATCAGCTGGTGCTGGTACAACTGTTGGTGTTACTACATTTACTTCTTATTCTGATAGTGTAACTATTACTGACGGTGTTTCTACGACTACAAGAACACATACCACAACTACTCAAAATACAATGCAGAATCCATATGATGCTACAGTAAATGCAACAAGACTCTGGGATATCTACGAAGCTGTAAACGGATTATAATATAACATGAAATTTTATTTTGATTGTGGACTCCCTCGTTCGGGGTCTACACTTTTGACTGCATTATTAAATCAGAATCCTAACATACATGCTGGAACATTATCTCCAGTATTTGAATTGATGTATTATACGAATGAGATACTACATAAGGAACAGGCACAAGCATTTCCAAAACCAAAAGTATTTCAAGAGATAGTAACAAGCACAATAATTAATTATTACTCTGATGTAAAAAATGAAGTGGTGATTGATAAGTGTCGTGCATGGCCTGCACACATTGATATTATCAAGAAGTATGTAACCAATAATCCAAAACTGATATGCACAGTTCGTCACCCATTAGATATACTTGCATCCTTTATTACTTTATTTCATAAAGACGGAACACACAACTTTATTGATAGAGCAATGACAGAACAAAAAATACCACTCACCGATGATAATCGTTGTCATTATATGATGAATCCTGGCGGTATTATATGGGAATCAATGAACGCACTCGCAACAGCATTTAGACAGAAAGAAACACAATATATACATTTCATACAATATGATGATCTAGTATCTAATCCAAGAGAAGTAATGAATAAGTTACATGGTTTTCTTCAATTAAATCCATTTCATTATAAGTTCGATAATGTAGTTGCAAAAGATCGTGAAAAAGATGCAGAGGTATATGGATTACCTACAATGCACGAGGTAAGAAAGTCAATAAGTAAAATATCAAAACCTTATACAGAAGTGCTCAGTATTGAGGTGATAAATAAATATATTAACTATGATTTCTGGAATAAGTAGTAGATGTCAGAAGCAAGGATCGACAGTTTATCAAATGAAAGCAATACTGGTGGTCCTACCTTATCAGGAATCACAACATTTTCAGGTACAAACTATTTTGTGCCACCAGTAGGAAGCACAGCACAGAGACCACAAAATCCACAGAAGGGAGCAATAAGATTTAATACTGATAGTAAGCATTTAGAATATTTTAAAGGAAATACAATAGGTTGGGTAGATATAGAAGCAATTGAAGCAGCACCATTAGGAGCTCGTGGAATATTTGCAGGAGGAAATCCCAATAATACATTAATAGATTATTTTACAGTTGCAACCACAGGAAATGTAAAAGATTTTGGTGATTTAACTACTCAAAGAGATGTTCCTGCTGGTGCAGCAAATCTTACTAGAGGAATTATTGCTGGTGGTTATCTTGCACCTTCTGGTACAATTACGAAGATTGAATATGTAACTATTTCAACATTAAGTGATTCAATAAATTTTGGTGATTTATCTACAGCAAGAAGAAATAGAGACGGCACTGCTGATCATACTCGTGCAGTAATGATGTCAGGTTTTCCTACAACTTCACAAATAGATTATATAACAATTACATCAGAAGGAGATTCAATAGATTTTGGTGATACAACACAGAGTAGATATAATCCTGGATGTGTATCAGATACAACTCGTGCTGTTGCTTGTGGAGGAGATAATCCATCTTCTAATATATGTGATTATATAACTATCCAATCAACAGGAGATGCAAAAGATTTTGGTGACTTAACTGCAGCGAGTCTTGCAAGTTGTGCTCATGGTTCATCAACAAGGGGTATTATTGGTCTTGCCTCAAATGTTATTAATTATATAACGATTGCATCTACAGGACATGCAGGAGACTTTGGAGATTGTTCTAATGCTGGTATTAATAAAAATGTTACTGGTTCAGCAACTAGATGTATTCTTGCTGGTGGTTATTCTCCATCATCTGTTAATACAATGGAGTATGTAGAGATACCAACATTAGGAAATGCAATTGATTTTGGTGATATGCAAGTAGCAAGATCTGGTGGTGCTGCTTTTTCTAATTCTGGAGGAGGTTTATAATGTCAGAACTTAATGCTTCCAATTTAAGAAAAGAAAATGGGAATGAAGGACCAGATTTAGTTGGTATAACTACGTTAACTTCACAACATTATATGGTTCCACCATCAGGAATAACAGCACAGAGACCACAGAACCCACAGAAGGGAGCAATAAGATTTAATACAGATATTGGAAGTTTAGAATTTTATAGAGGAGATACAATAGGTTGGGAACAGATACAACGAAAAACTCCAAACCTTGGTGGAGGAACAGGATCTAATACGGGAACAGGTACTCGTGGATTAGCATTTGGTGGTAATCCTGGTTCTAATCCCAGTGGAAGAACACAAATTGATTATATAACGATTTCTACATTAGGAGCTTCAGCAGATTTTGGTGATTGTCATACTGCTGTTAATCAGACTTGTGCATTTGGGAATAGTAAGAGAGGAGTTGCTTGTGGAGGAAATACAGCGTCTAGTCCATATGGTAATAATGATACATACATGACTATCTTCGCATCTTTGGGAGATGCAACTGATTTTTATACTTTAACAGCAACAACTAAGGAAGCAACTGCTTTTGCTAATGAAGTAAGAGGATTTTTTGTTGAATCTCAATCAACTCAGATAGCTTACGTATCCATAGAATCTGGTGGAAGTTTTAAAGATTTTGGAGTTTTAACTGGAACTTCAGAGCAGGGTGCATCATATACATCATCGACTCGTGGAATTGTACATTTAAATCAAGGTTTAAGTAATGTGATAAATTATGTAACTCTCATGTCCACAGGAAATGCAGTTGATTTTGGTGATACCACTGATGGTCGTTATGGTGGGTCAAGTGGTAGTAGTGCAACTCGTGGATGTTTTGCTGGAGGTTGGGCTCCTGGTGTATCAAATATAATTGATTATGTAACCATTGCAACCACAGGAAATTCAAAAGATTTTGGTGATTTAACAGATCAAAGATATTCTATGAGTGGATCATGCTCTTCAAAGACAAGGATGGTTGCTATGGGTGGCCACACAAATCCTGGTCCAATGTTAGATATTATGGATTATATTCAATTTCCAACCAAAGGAAATGCATTAGATTTTGGTACTCTGACTTCAACACTTTCAAGTACTGGTGCATGTTCTAACGGCCATGGAGGGTTATAATTATGTCACAAATTAACGTAAGAAACTTATCGAATGAGAATGAAGATGGAGCACCCGATATAGTAGGTGTATCAACATTCTCTGCTACCTCATATATTGTTCCACCAGTAGGAACAACAAAACAAAGACCATCAAACCCACAACCTGGTGATTTAAGATTTAATACTGATAGTGCAAGTTTAGAATATTATAGAGGAGATATATTAGGTTGGTCACATATTGAAATGACATCACCAGATCTTGGTGGAGGAACAGGATCTAATAAGGGAACAGGTGCTCGTGCTGTTGTACCTGGCGGTAATGCAGTTCCTGATGGTACAAGTGAATCAATGTCTTATATAACACTTTCAACATTAGGAGATTCACAAGATTTTGGTGATTTGATTTCTGGAATTAATGCAAATGCAGGTGGTGCAAGTAGAACTCGTGGACTTTCTCTTGGTGGATCTTTTATACCAGCAAGACAAAGTACCATTGAAATGTTTACATTTTCATCATTAGGAAGTGCAAAAGATTATGGTGATTTATCAGTTGCCAGAGGAGAATTGGGATGTGTAACAAATCAAGTAAGAGCAGTTTGTGGTGGTGGATCAGCTCCTTCTGGTGATAGTGATGTTATGGATTATGGAACCATTGCATCAACAGGAACTTTTAAAGATTTTGGTAATTTGGTAGATGATAGAGAATCAGTAGGTGGTGGTATATCAAATGGAACTCGTGGAATTTTTTATGGTGGACAATCCCCTGCACAAAATACGATTGAATATATTAATATAATGACAACAGGTAATACCGTAAGTTTTGGTGATACTCGTGATACAGAAATAAGAAAACAAGGTTGTGCTAATTCTACTCGTGGATTGATTGCAAGTGGTAATAGTCCAACAACTAATAAAAGTATTGAATATTTAACAATAGCAACACTAGCAGATTCAGTAGACTTTGGTGATTTAACAGAGGCAAGAAGAAATATAGGAGCTGTAGCATCTCCAACAAGAGCAGTATTCATGGCAGGACAACTACCATCACCATCTAGTGGAAAAGTTAATACAATAGATTATGTGGAGATTGCAACATTAGGAAATGCAGTTGATTTTGGTGATATGTCTACTTCAGGTTCTACAAATGGTGTCGTTCAAGGAACAGGAGCATCTTCTAATGCTCATGGAGGACTCTAAATATTAGTATGGAATACCCTTCACTCGACAAACCAAAGGCAGGTGCTTTCCGTTTCAATACGGATAATAGTCAATTAGAGATTTATGACGGTAATCAGTGGACTGGTGTGCTGTCAACTTCTCCTGAATTACAGACTGGTGGAACTCGTGGATTGTGTGCTGCTGGTTCTAATCCTGGTGGTGCCAAGAAAATAGATTTTTGGAATGTTGCAACAACAGGTAATGCAGAAGATTTTGGTGATATAACAACTAATACTGAATATCTTGCAGCTGGTCAAGGATCATCAAGAACCAGAGGCATTACTGCTGGTGGTAGAACACCTACCTATATTGCTACAATAGAATATTTAACCATTGCATCCACAGGAAGTGTACAACCTTTTGGTTCATTAAGTGATGCAAGACATTATGGTGGAATAGCATCAAATGGAACTCGTGCTGTTGTTGCTGGTGGTTATGATGGTAGTGCTAATGTAGATGTTATTGATTATATAACCATTGCATCAACAGGAGATGCAAAAGATTTTGGTGATACTACTAAAGCTATTTCTGATCATCAAGCAATGGCATCCCCGACTAGAGCAGTATTTGGTGGAGCAAATGCAGATGATCATAGGGAATATGTAACAATATCCACACAAGGAAATGGAGCAAAGTTTGGTGATTTATATCTATCTGTATCGCAGAGTGGTGGTGGATCTAATGCAATAAGAGGAATTGTTACTGGTGGTAATGTTTCACCATCAGAGACTAATACGATGCAATATATAACTATTCCAACACTAGGAGATTCAGTAGACTTTGGTGATTTGACAGTTTCTAGAAGAATATTGGGTTGTGTTACATCACCAACAAGACTTTGTGCTGCTGGTGGCCGTGCTGGTCCTAGTAATGCAGATACAATAGATTCTGTTCAGATAATGTCAACAGGAAATGCAGTTGACTTTGGTAATTTAACTGGTGGTATATTTGGTAATGTTGGTTGCAATTCTAATGGTCACGGAGGTTTATAATGTCAGAATTTATAGTAGATAAAATAACAAATAGAGAGGGCACTTCAGGACCTCAGATTGCTGGTATCACTACATTCAGTGGAACATCTGGAATAGTAATGCCTAATGGTAATAGTAATAATAAAAAACTTCCAAAGGGATATATTTCTGATAAAATTACATTGTATATTGATGTCTCTCATCCAGATAGTTATACAATAGGAACATCATCAATTACAGATATAATTCTTGGTGCTAAAGATGCAGCATTTCATGGTGCTCCTGTTTATCAAAAGAAGGATGGAGTTGATTCATTATATTTTGATGGTTCTGATGATGGAATTAGAATGGATCGTGCTGATGCCGTCGCTAATATGAATACTGGAGATCCTTTAACATTTTCAGCATGGGTATATCTTCATCCAGATCAAGATTTGACTTCAACTCCTGCTGGTGCTGCTATTATGAGTATGCAGCAATGTAACGCTCCTTCTTTCCAGATATGGGCTGGTTCAAGTGGATCTGTTCGTAGTCATCTTTCTAATTTAGATGGATTTATAAGTTTTAGAGTAGGTAATGGTGATCAATATGTAATTGATAGTGGTAAACCAGATAACCCTACTTTACAGACTTTTAAAGGACAACCTGCTACTGAAAATCTTAATGGATATATTAATAGAAGTGGAGCATGGGTGAATATTGTTGGAACTTATGAACATCGTACTGCTAAATTATACATTAACGGAAGACTTGTAGGTACATGTATAAGTCTTGGTGCTGCTGATTATCCTTCACGATCTGAAACTGCTACTACATTAGCATTTATGAATAGACATCCTTGTGGAAATGTAGCTTGGAATAGAGGTTGGTTCCACATGGCATCAGTTCATCGAAAAGTATTAAATGATGCTGAAGTGCTACAAAATTATAATGCACTTAAGGGGAGGTTTGGATTATGAATATACCATTAGGTGCATTTAGATTTAATACAGATTCCAGTAAGTTGGAATATTATGATGGTAATCAGTGGGTAAATATAACTTCCACATCACCAGAGGTACAGACTGGTGGAACTCGTGGTATATGGATGGGTGGAGCAAGTCCAAGTGATACTGATAGAATTGATTATGCAAATCTAGTTACAGGAGGAAATGCATTAGATTTTGGTAATCTTACAGTGGCAAGACATAGTAATGGTGATGGTGGAATGGCATCAAGAGTTCGTGGGTTTTATGCAAGAGGTTCAAGTCCAATAGCAGGTCGTATTGAGTACGTTACTTTTGCTTCAGGTGGACAGGTGACTTCTTCTACTGCAGGTGATGGCATTGTATTTGGTACAATGCAAAATAATATAACAAATGGTCAATCCAGTGCATCTGATGGCACAAGAGGAATAATGTTTGGTGGTTATGCTGCACCTGCCACTCTGGGTGATATTCAATATATTACTATGGCATCAACAGGAAATGCAAAAGATTTTGGTGATTTAACAAATGGTGGTAGTTCTAGTGCATTTTCTTCCCCAACAAGAGCAATTGAAGTAAGAAATGCTGGTAGTCAAGCAGAATATGTAACTATTTCAACATTAGGAAATTCCGCAGCATTTGGTAATTCAACATACAGTGGTGGGCATAGAGCATTTGCTTCTAATGCAGTTCGTGGTGTTGGTTTTGGTGGAGAACTTTCACCGAGTGGTGCTAAAACAAATATTATTGAATATATTACAATAGCATCACTTGGTAATGCACTTGATTTTGGTGATTGTATTGCTGCTATAGCAGAGGGTAGTGCATGTTCATCACCAACTCGTGCTGTTTATGGTGGTGGAAATCCTAGTTCTCAAAATCTAATGCAATATGTTCAATTTGCTAGTACAGGTAATAGTGTTGATTTTGGTGGTAATTTAACTATCGGAAGAGCTCATAGTGATGCTTGTTCAAATGGTCACGGAGGTTTAGGATAATGTCAGACTTAAGAATTAATAATATAACTGATAGAACTGGTGGTAGTGGCCCAATAATTGCTGGTGTATCTACTGTAACAGGAACAGGTGCATTTACAGTTCCAGTTGGCCCAACAGAGAATCGTGGTGGTAGAGGAAGAGGATTATTCAGTGGTGGTTATAGGCAAGGAGGTGGTGATTTTAATGTTATTGAGATGATTGAGATTGCAACCACAGGAAATGCAACAGATTTTGGTGATTTAACAACTGAAAGGAGAGGTACTGGAGGAGTATGTGCATCTTCAACTCGCTCTGTTATGATTGGTGGAAGAGATTCACCCGTCAATGAACCTGCAATTGATTATGTTATTTTTAGTAGTAGTGGTGGTGCATCTACTTTTGGTGAGTTAGCAGGTGGAGTATCAAATAGTGGTCAATGTTCAAATGCAACAAGAGGAATTTGTTATTCTGGATCAAGAGGAAATCCAAGTCCTGCTAACTCATCCCAGATTTCTTATATAACTCTTGCATCAACAGGAGATGCATCTGATTTTGGTGAGGCAACATCTGCTTATGTTACTCCAGGTGGAGCAGCATCACCCACTCGTGGATTATTTGCTGGTGGGTATAATCCAGCAGAACTTAACAGTATTGATTATGTGACTATTGCATCACAGGGCAATGGACTTGATTTTGGGGATCTAACAATTACAGTAAGAAGAATTGCTGGTTCTTCAAATTCAACTCGTGCAATTTGGGCAGGTGGTAATAGATACCCATCTGCACCTCAAGGAACTGCTGACATAGACTATTCAACTATAGCAACATTGAGTAATGCAATAGACTTTGGTACTTTAACATCTTCAAATGCAGGAGGACCAGCAGCATGTGCATCAGCAACAAGATCTGTTATAAATCGTACTTCCACTAGCAGTGCTTCAAATGTTATGGAACATGTAACCATTATGTCAACAGGAAATTCACTTGATTTTGGTGATCTTACTACTGATACTTTATGGGGAAGAGGTGGGTCATCTGACAGCCATGGAGGGTTAGGATAAATATCAATATGTCAAATTTTAAAGTCAATCATATAACAAATAAAAGTGGTAAAAATGGTCCAGTTCTTGCTGGTATTACCACTGTATCTTCTAGTGGTTCAATGAGATTTCCTAGTGGGCCTACAGAGCATCGTGGTGGAAGAGGGAGAGCAATATTTGGTAGTCGTGCAACTCCTGGTACATATAAGGGAATGGATGCAGTAGAGATTGCAACCTTGGGAAATGGAACTGATTTTGGTTTAGATATAATTAGTAGACAAGAAAATTATGGTTCATGTGCATCATCAACTCGTGGATTATGGGCAGGTGGATATGATGCTGGGCCAAATGCTGATATTAATACTATAAGTTACGTAACGATATCATCTCAAGGTGGTGTTTCTGATTTTGGTGATCTTTCTGGTACAGTTTATCCAGATTATTCTGATGGAGGATTTTATGGTCTTGCTGGAACAAATGATTCAACTCGTGGATTATTTGGTGGTGGTCAAGGCCCATCAAATGCTATTCATTTTGTAACGATTGCAACTACAGGAGATGCATCAGACTTTGGTGATTTAAAGGAAGGAAGAGCTTATGCTCTTGGTGGAATTAGTAATGGAACTCGTGGAATTATTGGTGGTGGTAGTGGTGCTGATCCTACTATTAAAGCAAGTTTAGATTATGTAAATATACAAACAAAAGGAAATGCACAAGACTTTGCTGATATGACTGCCAAACGTCAAGCTGGTACAGGAATGTCTAATAGCACTCGTGGAATTACTGCTGGAGGTCAGAATCCAAGCAATCTTAATACTATCGATTATATTACTATCGCAACATTAGCAGATGCAATAGACTTTGGTGATATTACATATTCAGGTAATTCTGGTATTGATTATTTGGGATCAGCAGCAAGTGCAACAAGAGGATTACTTGCAGGTGGACAAACTCCTGTTAAGAAGGCTAATATTGAATTTATAACTATTGCAAGTCAAGGAGATTCTCAAACATTTGGTGATTTACTATCAATAGGAAGATTCTCTATGGGATTATCTGATGTTAATGGAGGTTTAGGATAATGGAATATCCATCATTAAATACACCACCATCAGGTTCAATAAGATTTAACACAGACTCCAGTAAAATGGAGATATACAATGGTGACAAGTGGTGGAATATAGACAGCACATCACCAGATGAACAAACTGGTGGAACTCGTGGGTTTGCTGCTAGTGGTGGTGATTATACGACTCTTATTCAATTCGCAAATATTAATACTACTGGTAATTTTGCTGATTTTGGTAATTTGACTGCTGGAAGAAATGAAGCGAAAGGATGTGCGAGTCGCACTCGTGGAATAGTTGCTGGTGGATATTTTCCTTCTAGTGATAGAAATGACATTTATGTTATTACTATGGCATCACTGGGAAATTCAACTAGTTTTGGATTATTGGGTGCAAATGTTTCGGAACACGCAGCATTGAGTAATTCAACTCGTGGAATATTTGCTGGTGGAAAACCAACTAATACAAATACAATAGAGTATATAACTATTGCATCTGAAGGAAATGCAAAAAGTTTTGGAGAATTATCATATAATGATGCAGTCGGAGCAATGGGAGCAGCATCACCTACTCGTGGAATAGTTGCTGGTGGTAGCCCTAGTCCAATAGAAGATACAATTAATTATATTACTATATCAACTTTAGGAGATTCATTAGATTTTGGTAATTTAACTGACTCAAGATACTCTGGAGGAAATGGTTCAAATGCAATTCGTGCTGTTTTTGGTGGAGGATGGTCTCCTAGTCACACCGAAACTATTGATTTTATCACAATAGCAACTCTTGGAGATGCAACTGATTTTGGTAATTTAACTGTATCAAGGTATTTGGCTGGTGGAGCAGCATCACCAACTCGTGCAGTATTCATGGGTGGGCATACAAATCCAGGTCCAATAAAAGATGTTTGTGATTTTGTTCAGATTATGAGTAAGGGAAATGCAACTGATTTTGGAAATTTAGGTTCTAATAGATCATCTGTAGCTGGTTTCTCAAATGGTCATGGTGGTTTAGGTTAAAACATATTACGCAACTCTAAAGATAACATTAAGAAACATTACTTCTTGCCTATATATGTTATAATATCCTAACATATCAGACACCAAATGATTAATTTAGACGAACGATACCACGATTTACTTAACCATTCTAATGGCAAGAAAATTAGGATGGATGGTGTAGAGGAACATCTAATTGGTTATGGGTGGCACTGTGACGGAAACGAAATACAAGGATACTATCTTACGACAGAAAATTATAAATTATATTATGATATGAATCAAGTCTATCAATATAAAGAAAAACACGGAAAGATCGCTGTAGAAGCTTGACCTTTAGCAAATAACCATATATAATGTGATTAACACTTTTTTATGATATGCCTGTAAATGCAATAGATTTCAGTGATCTGACAGGAAAGAAAAATAAACCAGAAGGGTTTTATTCACCAGATAAAATACCTGAAAAAAAGAAAGAACCACAACCATCAGGGATGGGATATCCAGTAACGCAGACTCAGAGTGGTGATGAGTTAATGCAGTTATTTCCTACTCCATTATTGATATGCCCTTACCCAGTTGATTATACAAAGGAATTAGAGTGGATTCGTAATGCAGAGTGTAGAAAAGAGAATAAAGGTGGTGATGCAACCCAGAAGATACATTATAATAGACAGTCAGAAGATACATTTGTGCTTGATAGACCAGAGTTAGCAAACATCAGAGCATTTATTGAAGCAAAGTTACATGAATTTGTGACCAAGATTTATGCTTCAACTGATAAGTTGGTTATTACACAGTCATGGTTGAATAAGAGTAAGAAAGGAGAATCACATCATGAGCATCAACACCCAAATAGTATGATAAGTGGTGTATGGTATCCTCAAATTCATGAGCAAATGCCACCTATTCAGTTTAGAAGTAGAACTCAAAGAGATGTATCATTACAGACAGAACAATATAATACTTTCAACAGTGCAACATTCATGCTACCAATGAAGAAAGGTGAGTTGATATTATTCCCAAGTAATCTAACTCACTCTGTTCCTACTAATGTAGGTGAAGAAGAGAGAATTAGTTTGTCATTTAATACTTGGCCCAAAGGTAACATGGGTGATATTTCTTCATTAACATATCTTCCACTCGATAGGTGCATTTAATGTCTGATTATGTAATGAACAACCCTAATACTCAATTAAGAGATCTTATTCATGTGGAGAGGGGAGTTATTCCTGCAAATCTATGTGAACATATCATTCAAGATATAGAAACAAGAGAGTGGAAACCTCATACTTGGTATAATAGTGTTCAAGGTTCATATGGTTCAGAAGAGACTATGGAACTTGATGTTCAAGGTATTACACCAGAACTTCAACAGTTATTGACACCAATTATGATACAAGCTGGCAGTGCATATAATAACAAATATACATATCCTTGTGAAAGAACAAATCAGATAATGAATAAGTTTTCAGGAATAAGATTTAATCGTTATAGTAGTGGTCAGATTATGAGACAACATCATGACCATATTCACTCACTCTTTGATGGTAATGAAAAGGGAATACCAGTTCTAAGTTTCATATTAAATCTAAATGATGACTATGAAGGTGCTGATCTGTATTTCTGGAAAGATCATATAGTTAAACTAGGTAAGGGTGATATTATTATGTTCCCTTCTATATTCTTATTTCCTCATGGTGTGACTGAAGCAACAAAAGGTAAACGTTATTCAGCAGTATCATGGGGATGGTAACTATGTACGAACCAGAAGTGGATGACTATGTAATTTGGGATCGAGGAGAGTATGGTAAGGATGAGGGTTGGGTCTATTTTAAAGGTGACCCAATAGATAATGAAAAAAGAGTTAAGTTTGGATGGAGACCAACACCACGTTATCTTACAATAGAAACTGGTATTAGACCTAAACCTAAGTGTAGTATATCAAAGAATGATCCACACAAATATATTCATACATTACTGTTGTGTTATGATACAAATTGGCATGAATTGAAGTTTGTGAAGAAAAGAGTAAAGAAATCACCAAATCATTATGCAGAGTATGATGATATTACAGGTAACGAGTAGGCATAAATTTTTGTTAAAATACATCAGCAAAATATATACAATTTGCATAAATAATGGTAGAATTAGGGATAACAAGATGATCTAAATCTCGTTGTTATTGTAGTTCATTTGGAGGATATTAATGCACAACTTAATTTCATTTAATCAATTAGCAGGTTCATACGAAGATGAACATGACAACAAACTCACCGAATATTACGAGTGCTTAATTGACTGTGAAAACGATCAACACATCTGTAAACGTATATGTAAGGAGGTCTTAGTTTAGTTAAATTTGTAATCAACTAATCTATTCACACAAACCCTTGACAAATATTGTCAGGGGTTTTATAATGTCTATATAATACAGGTCAAGACATTCCCTTAGTGGTCTGTCATGTTCCTTATCTTAAACCATAGTTTCAAGGAGTCTGAAATGGCATCAGCAAAAGATTTTTACGCATCTTTTCCAGTAAATAAGATCAGCGTACCCGATTGGACACATTTAGGTGTAACATCACCATCAAATCCAACAATAAAGTTATCTTGGGATCAAATACATATTGATGACGAGACAGGTAATAATACAAAGGTCGAAACACATACAGCAGCAGAAATTGAGAATCTAAGACAATCATTTGCAACAAATGTTGATTCTAGTCAGTTTCCACCTGCAATAATATATCGTGGTAAACAATATGCTAAACCTTGGGAATTAAAGTATGGGTTTGGTAGAGCAGACGCATTACAAGAACTAACTGATGGTTGGTTCTTTACTGTTCTTGAAGGAACAGAGGATTCAATCGAAGACGTACAGGCACAAGAGAATGAGGGATTACCAAAACGATTGAACGAAGAGATTGATATGAGAAAGTTTCTTATTGGTAAAGTAAATAAAGGAGCAATCAAGAAAACAGAAAAATCAATTCGTGCTAAATTTAAGAAGGTATATCCTTTCAGAAAAAAAGAGGTAGAGAATAGAGTAGTTCCCCAAGTTCTTGCTGAATTGGGTGTAGAATTACCATATCGTTTGTATCCATCAGTATCAAGAGTACATCAGTGGTTAGAGAATCATTCTAAAGAAGATTACTGTATTGGAGGTGAATTTGATAATGAACGTGATATGTATGGTTATGTGATGAAAGAGGGGTATCACTGGAGAGCAGTTATCAATGCAATCCTAAGATATAATGAAACAAAGAAGAAAACTTACATTATCTTCCATTGTGGAGCTCCAACTAAGAAAGCAAACTTTACTATCAAAAGAAAACAAGTTTTAGCTGCATTTGATACATTCAAACACGCATTTACAGCATGTGGTTTAAAGACTTGGCCCGTAGTTATTCTTGGTGCATTACCACAGGATAAAGAAAGGGGTGAAGACATTAAAGTTCTTATTAATGTAAAGTCAATTAATAATGATGTAAACAATGATGTTATTGTTGAAACTCTTAACCAAGAACCAGTTGCAGTATAATAGGTACATCACCATATTTAAAGAGAAGGAGATAATTGACATCTCCTTCTTTTTATGTTATACTGAAAAATGAAAATATCGAAGAGTCCCTAAAAACTTTTTTTTTAATAATTATTCACCTCTAATTAATAACAATGTCAGAAGAAAAGCGTTACAAAATACTACTTCAATCAACAAATGGTTGGCATTTAATTGAAGATTATGCCACCAATTTGACTAAAGATAGATGTAGTCAACTGCTAAATCAATTCATAAATGAAGGAAACAATCCTAATGATTTGAAGGCAGTTTTAGTTAATGATTCACGTTATACTGATTGAATTATGACTAAATTACCTGAAGATTACAAAGAAATGTTATCATCTATGGTTGAAGATTTAGATGGAACTATACAACAATTAAGTACACTTGATAGCACTGGTAGAACAAGTAATAAAATTGTTATTGAATATAATATAAAACAACAGGACATAAAATGACATCACCTATACCATCTTGGGATAAAAAAGAAAAACGAAGACACCAAGTTAAGTCTAAATTTTATTACATATTCTGGGGAATTGCAACAGCAAGTGTATTTGTAGGACAGATTTATGTTGGATCTGGATATAGACAAATGGCAAGAAGTTTTAATAGAATTATAGATAGTATAGTAGTTGGATTAGAAAGATCTTACGAAGAAAAAATAAAATTCTATTAAATGAAATACGATAAAGGATTAAAAGTAGTAATTACCGAGAACACTATGGATAACCTTTATGATGAAATGAAAGTGATGAGGAAACAATTACTAATGCGAATTGAGTTACTTGAGGATGAAGTAGAATACTTAACAAAGGAAAATATGTATTACTCTAAGCAAATATACCAGTTAGAAAGTGATATAGATAGTTTACTTGCTAGAATATCACAACGTAAACCAACAAATGAAGGACTGGAATTTAAAGAAAGCAGCGAAAAAGTTAATAAGAAGAGCAAAGAAACACCCTGAGTTGTACAGTGAACATGACATCTATTATGCAAAACAAGTTAAAAGACAACTTAAAGATAAAGAAAGAAAGTCTTCAAGTAAAACAGAATAAGGATGGTTCATTTACATTTGAATGGGATAAAAACGATCCTAGTTATAAGTTCCTAAACAACTTGACACAAGAGCAGATTCAAAGTATAATATTGAGCGACATGCAATCTCATTAATTATGAAGAAACACAATCATTATTCTCTTAATGCACTTGATGAATGGATACAAGAATGTCTTAATTCAGATGCAGAACCAGAGGAGATTTATGATGCAATAGTTACTGCTATTGATGACAATATCAGATACCACGAATCATGTATGAGAGCAAGTAAGAGATTATTATTGTTAGTTAAGAAAACAAATAGGAGAGAAAGTGATGATGAGAGTAATGTGATTCAATTAAAAACTCAGTAGACAACTCACAAACTGACACAAGCCTCCTATACAGGGGGTTTTTTCATGTTATCATATGAATGTGGACGAGGCAAGGGTGAGCGACCCCAGTGGAAAATGCTCTTTAAGTCGAACCTCTCAGTCCACACCCATTATTACATTGACATTTTAAAAGATTATGAAAATCACTCTTAAAAACACTAAGAAGGAAATCTTTGAAGCATATCAAAAAGACCTGAACATCAGAGAAGAGAGAACTATCCTTGTTTATATTTCTATCCTATTATTCACATTTAATTGTTTATTCTAGGACAGCACTTAAAGTGTCACAAGCACCCGAAAAGGTGCTTTTTTTATGCTATAATATAATTAATTGGAATTTTTTATGATTAATTTGAGACCACATCAACAAACTATTATTGATACTTTACAAGAGAATAATAAAGGTCAAGTAATAGTTCCCACAGGTGGTGGTAAGACTATGTGTATGATTGAAGATACCAAGAGACAATTCAGAAGACCAATAAGTAAGACTATCGTAGTTGTTGCACCTCGCATATTGTTAGCACAACAATTATGTGAAGACTTTTTAGAGCATAATCTTGATGGTAACTATAATCAAGGCACAGATGTGATTCATGTTCATAGTGGAGAGACACATCATTATAGTACAACTAATACTGAAGAGATAGAGCAATTCTATCATAATAGTATTAATCATTTATTAATCTTCACTACATATCATTCATTAAATAAAATACAAGCAAGTTTAGATATTGAAGTTGATACAATATACTTTGACGAAGCCCATAATGCAGTTCAAAAGAACTTTATTGAAGCAGTTGAGTATCATTCAATGTATGCTAATCGTTGCTACTTCTTTACTGCTACACCTAAACATTCTAAGACACCTTATAAGATAGGGATGAATGATGAGGACATATTTGGTAAAGTATTAATCAATGTACCAGCACCACAGTTAGTCAATCAAGGTTATATTCTACCACCTAAAGTAACAATCAAGAAGATAGATGAGACTGATGACAGTAGATTTAGATATGAGAAAGACTGTGACAATGTAATAGATAGCATTGATGATTGCATGAATGATAAGATACTTATCTGTGCAAGATCAACTAAACAAATTGTTAGTTTAACATCATTAACTGATTTCTGCATACAGTTAAGGTCTCGTGGATATTCATGGATGTATATTACATCAAAGACTGGTGCAGTTATTGATGGTAAGAAAACAAATCGTGAGGAGTTCTTTAATACATTGAATACATGGGGTAAGGATGATGATAAGAAGTTTGTAGTATTACATCATAGTATATTATCTGAAGGTATCAATGTGTCAGGATTAGATACAGCAATATTCTTAAGATCAATGGACTATATAACAATTAGTCAAACAATCGGTAGAGTAATAAGAAAAGGTAATGAATCTAAAACTTATGGATTGATTTGTGTACCAGTTTATGATAGAGTGGGTATTACTACATCACGCAAAGTTGAAGCAGTTGTTGATACTATTTTCAACAAAGGTGAACCAGCAATCAGTATAGTAAGAAGTTAATTATGATTTATTCATAATATGCCACTTAAATTACTGTCACACTGAAGCTTAAAACTATTATTCTTTATGCTACTATAATAATGTTCAATCTTAATTTATTTTACGAAATGCACAAATCTACACTTGATCTATTTGAAAAATGTTCTATTGATCCTAATGATATTGAAGCATTGGCAACATATTATGAAGTAACTTGTGACTATTACATGGAAGAATTTGAAGGTCTTGAGGAGGTCACTCATGAGTAATGTACCTTATAAAAGAGGTTCTCGTCTCAATAAAATAGGGATGTGGATTATGTGGATTTTTTATGTAATTGTTATTATACAAGTTGGTTATGCAATTACAATTATACCATTTTTTCCAATTACATTCTTAATGTTGTTATTTGGAGGGTATATATTGTTTCAAAGATGGATAGCAAGATGAAAGATACTATATTATATGGAGACTGTAGTGAGACACTAAAGAATGTAACAAATCTAAGTGTCCAAACGTGTATTACATCACCCCCATATTATGGTCTCAGAGACTATGGTGGAGAAAAATCACAAATAGGGCATGAAGATACACCAGAAGAGTATATTCAAAACTTAGTGAGTGTATTTCGTAGTGTTAGAGATACACTTAAGGATGATGGAACATTGTGGTTGAATATAGGTGATAGTTATTATAACTATCGACCAGGAAAAGGTCAAGGATTAGTTAAACAAACTGTATCAAAGACTAAACAAGATTTACCAGATAAATGTGCAAGACGAGGTAATAAACTAAAAGGACTCAAAGAGAAAGATTTAATTGGAATCCCTTGGATGTTGGCATTTGCATTACGTCAGGATGGATGGTATCTTAGGCAAGATATTATATGGCATAAACCTAATCCTATGCCAGAAAGTGTGAAGGATAGATGTACTAAATCTCATGAGTACATATTTTTATTATCAAAGAACAAAAAGTATTATTATGACAATGAAGCAATCAAAGAACCAGCAAAAGATTGGGGAACAAGAGACCGCAGCAATGGTAAGTACCATAATAGTGGGAGTGGGTTATCTCCTCATAGTGGTCTTACCAAGTCTTATAAACGGAAGAATAAACGATCTGTTTGGTCAATAACAAATAAACCATATAAAGGAAGTCATTTTGCAGTATTTCCACCTGACTTAGTAGAGATATGTATTAAAGCAGGTTCAAAGAAAAATGATATTATTCTTGATCCATTTATAGGATCGGGAACTACTGCTATGGTTGCAAAGAAATTGGGTAGAGATTATATCGGATGTGAGTTACATGAGGAATATGGAAGGTTAATAGAGGACAGAGTTACACCATACCATACCAACCTTGAAAATTTCTTATAAGTGTGCAGCTTCAGGAAGTGTCTATTATTTCACCACAGACCTTGAAAATGATGTATTATATAAATGTTGAGAGATCACTGAGTTTCTAACTACTCTGACATTCATCTTACTTAGACTGAGTAAATCAGTTAGCATAGATGATAAAGCAGAGATATGATGTTAGAGTAATTTACTTACCTTAGTCTCTCAATTGTTCTTTATTCTTTACTACAATGTTTGTAGCAACTGACCAAAACGATCTATTTTTCCTATTGGAAAATGCTGAGTCAAGTAATGAAGTCGTGGAAGCGATTGATGCTTATCAAAATACAGAAGTGGAGGTTGTAGTATGAACCAAACTAAATTTACACCCGAACTCGTTAATGAACTCAAATCTTTCCTAGTTGAGAGATATGTTGACAATATGTCAACAAAAGATCTAGTTCAATATGTAACTGATGATCTTGATGACCTATACAAGAATATGCCAGAAGCAGAATTTCTTGATGAGTGTCAAAATTACTGGGATGATAGTTTTGGAGAAGTAATTGATGAGATTCAAGATTACATGAAATGTGATTTTAAAAAAGATAGGAGAGTAGAATAATGAACAACTTTATTATTACTGATAAACTTGATAATCGTCAAGTTGAATTAACATTTGAACAGTACTATGATTTACAAATAGGACTCAAATGTGCTGCTGATGTTTATACTAAAGCAGGTAT